GCCAGAATTTTGGGAAAAAGAGGAGCTCCTAGGAGTAAAAGCATCATTGCCAATATCCAAATGGAACAGTCAGTGGATGCAAAACCCAACGGCAGAAGAAGGATCTATTGTTAAAAGAGAGTGGTGGAACCGATGGGAGAACCCAGATATTCCCGAATATTCTTATGTGATTCAAAGCTATGACACAGCTTTTTCAAAAAAGGAAACAGCAGATTATTCTGCTATTACTACCTGGGCAATATTTAATAGAGATGAGTCCGATGCAGATGAAATCATACTTCTTGACGCAAAACGATTAAGATGTGATTTTCCAGAGTTAAAAAAGATGGCTTTAGAAGAATATAGGTATTGGGAGCCCGATTGTGTTTTGATTGAGGCAAAGGCATCCGGGACACCATTAACACATGAGCTAAGAAGGATGGGAATACCAGTCACTTCCTATTCACCCAGCAGAGGACAAGACAAAATTGCAAGAATGAATAGTGTAGCTCCGATATTTGAATCTGGTATGGTATGGGCACCAGAACATGATTTTGCAGATGAAGTTATTGAAGAAATGGCATCTTTTCCATTTGGAGATTACGATGATTATTGCGATAGTGCTACAATGGCATTAATGCGATTTAGGCAAGGCGGCTTTATATCTTTAAATGAAGATTACCAGGATGAGGTGAGATTATTAAAAAAGAACAGAACAGTTTATTACTAAAAATATTCGCCACGAGTTTTGTATGGGACGGCAAGGATTACGCTGGCCCAGATATACATGCAGAAAATTTAGAAGACGCGGAAACAATAGCAGAAATTCATGGTTTATCTGTAGATGGTCAGCTAACAGAATTAATTGATATGGATTATCACAGCTCAAGAGTGCTACACTAATTAGATATGGCGATTGACAAACAATTAGGCACTGAAAATAACCCAGATGTGAAAATACAGGGCTCTGCTGTAGAGGTTTTTCCAGACACAACCCGGGAAGATCAAATTGCAGAAGCAGCTCAGATTTTAGTCGATAACGAACAAGTGTTGATTGACGAAGAAATACAAGCTAACCAACCACAAAACATAGATGATTTTAATGCGAATCTTGTCGATATTTTGACAGATGACATACTTAAAAGTATATCCAGTGATCTTTTGAGCTCAATACAAGGCGATAAACAATCGCGTAGCGATTGGGAAAAAACTTATACCGAGGGCTTGCAATATCTCGGTATGAAATTCGACGAAGGTAGATCACAACCTTTTGAGGGCAGCTCTGGTGTTATTCATCCAATTTTGGCAGAGGCCACAACCCAATTCCAAGCCCAGGCTTATAAGGAAATGTTACCCGCAAAAGGACCTGTGAAGACTGAAATAGTGGGAGCTCGCACAGTCGAGACAGAAAGCCAAGCCGAAAGAGTCCAGGAGTTTATGAATTATTACATAATGAATGTAATGGAAGAATATGATCCAGAGCTCGACCAAATGTTGTTTTATTTACCGCTTGCAGGATCCACATTCAAAAAAGTTTACTTTGATTTTGTTTTAAACAGGGCGGTTTCTAAATTTATATCGCCAGAAGATCTAATTGTTCCTTACGAGGCAGCTGATATTAGTTCTGCTGAAAGGATCACGCATGCAATTAGCATGTCGTCTAATGAGATCAAAAAACAACAAATATCTGGTTTTTATGCAAATGTTGATATTGGATCTGATTCTTATTCAGAAGATTTATCTGATGTAGAAGAAGCAATCGATGAGATACAAGGCATTTCGCCTTCATATAAAGAAAATCGCAACAGAACAGTTTACGAAGTACACACTGTATTGGATATCGAAGGCTTTGAAGATTTGGACCAAAACGGCAATCCAACCGGATTAAAGTTGCCATATATTGTCACCATAGAGGAAGATTCAGAGAAAGTATTGTCAATCAGAAGAAACTACCTTCCGAATGACATGCTCAAAAACAAGATCAATTATTTTGTGCAGTACAAATTTATGCCTGGACTTGGTTTTTATGGACTAGGCTTATCGCACATGATTGGTGGCCTATCAAAAGCATCGACATCAATACTTAGGCAGCTGATTGATTCTGGAACCTTGGCCAATTTACCAGCTGGCTTTAAAGCCAGAGGCATGAGGATCCGGGATGAAGATGATCCCTTGCAACCAGGAGAATTTAGAGATATTGACACGACTGGCGGATCTTTGCGCGAAAACTTGATACCTTTGCCTATTAAAGAGCCAAGCAGTGTACTAATGCAGTTGCTTGGTATTTTAGTGGATTCTGGAAAGCGTTTTGCGGCCATAGCAGATATGAATGTTGGCGATATGAACCAAGCAATGCCTGTTGGCACCACAGTTGCATTATTGGAACGCGGCACCAAAGTCATGTCCGCTATTCATAAGCGACTTCATCATTCACAAAGATTGGAGTTTGCATTACTGGCAAAAGTTTTTGGTGAATCTTTACCGCCTGTATATACATTTCAAACAGGAACAGCACCGAGCGAGATAAAACAACAAGATTTTGATGATCGCGTTGACATTATTCCGGTTTCTGATCCAAACATATTTTCACAAAGCCAAAGAGTTACTTTGGCCCAAGAATTATTACAGATGGTTCAATCCAATCCAGAAATACATGGACCAATGGGAATGTATGAGGCATATCGAAGAATGTATGCTGCTTTAGGTGTAGATAATGTAGATTCATTATTACAACCACCACCAGATATGACGCCAAAACCAGTAGATGCAGGTACAGAAAACTCTACTTTATTACTAGGACAGCCCGCTCAAGCATTTCCAGAGCAGAACCACCAGGCGCATGTAGAAACTCATAAAAGTTTGTTTTTAACCAGTATTGTTAAAGAAAGCCCACAGGTACAAGCTCTAATTATTAGTCATTGTATGCAACATTTACAATTTATGGCCGCACAAATAGCTCAAGAGCAAATGCCGGAAGAAATGAAACAAAGAATTTCTGAGATCCAGGCACAGATGCAACAAGTTCCACAAGAAGAGGCGCAAATGATTGGTCAGCAAATACAGATGATGATGGAGCAAATGAGCTCTAGTATTATGGCCCAACTTGCAGCTGAGTTTTTACAATCTATTGGTATAAGCGGTAGCGAAGATCCATTGGTTGATATAAGAAACAAAGAATTGGATATTAAAGAAAAAGAACTCGATCTTGAAAATCAACAGTTTGCGCAGAAACAAAACCAAAGAGTACAAGAGAAAATGATGGACGCGGAATTACAAATGGAGCGGATGAATGTGCAAAAACAAATAGCAGATGATAAACTTGATGTGGCGATTGACAGGCTGAAACAAAATGCAGATCTGAAATTGCTTGAATTAGAAAATAAAATTAGAGGCTTGTTATGACAACTTCGTATAAATTAGAAGCGATTAAAAAACTCAAAGCTGAGAAAAAAGCTGAAAGACAAAGAGAAGAAGAAGATCTTAAAGCTGCAAAGGAGTCTGAGGAGAAAAAACACCAAGCAAATCTCGATAGAATAGCTAAGAAAATGGCTAGAATCGAAGCAGGATTGCCCGTCGAAGAGGAAGTGGTTGAGAAACCAGCTCCTAAAAAAGCTGCTCCAAAGAAAAAAGCTCCGGCTCCTAAAAAGGCTGCGGCCAAGAAAAAAGCTCCAGCTAAGAAAAAAGCTCCAGCTAAGAAAAGAGGTAGACCTAAAAAGTCAAAATAAATGGACGAAATAGCTTTAATCGACAAGATTAAAAGATTATTAGAACAAAGGGAAAAACAGATACAAGAAACCCTTATGTCTGGTAGTCTTAAAGATATGGAACATTATAAATATTTGCAAGGAGAACTTTCTGCTTTATACTATATTGCAAATGAGATAAGCGATTTAGGCAAAGATATTTAAGGAACAAATACGAAATGACTGAGGCCGCAGCAGAAAACATTATTACAAAAAAGGTAGCAGAGGCTTATGTAGATCCAGCAGATCTAGTCCTGGATCCAGAAAAATTAGACGCATCAATACTAGAAAGGATGCCACAACCGACAGGATGGAGAATGTTGGTTTTGCCGTATGCAGGAAAAGCAAAAACAAAAGGCGGCATAGTATTGGCACAAGAAACCTTGGATCGTGAAGCATTGGCAACAGTCGTTGCTTATGTGGTAAAAATGGGGCCACAATGTTACAACGATGAATCTAGGTTTGGAGACAAGCCCTGGTGTGAAGAAAAACAATGGGTTTTAATCGGACGCTACTCTGGTTCGAGATTTAAACTTGAGGATGGTGCAGAGGTCAGAATCATTAATGATGATGAAGTAATAGCCACAATACTCAATCCAGATGATATAGTGAGCTTATGACAGAAAACGAAGTAAAAGAAGTCCAGCAACCAGAGGTTGAGGACATTGAGGTAGAAGTTACTGAAACTGAGGCACAAACCGAAGATCAAGTAAACGCAACAAACGATGATGAGTTAGAAAATTACACAAAAGGCGTTTCTAAACGAATCAATAAATTAAATGCTAGGAATAGGGCAACCGAGGAAAGAGCGGCCAAACTTGAGGCGGCACTTCAACAAAGGAATACAGAAGTGCAGGCTTATTATCAGCATGCTCTCAGCTCACAACAAAATCTTCTCTTGAAAGAGGAAGAAAATGTTGAGGTTAAGGAACGAGAGGCAAATGAGCTATATAAAAGAGCTCATGCGGCTGGAGATGCAGACCTTATGTCTAAGGCAGATAGTTTAAAAAATGAAGTCTCAATACAAAAAGAGAAAATTCGTATTGCTAAACAAAGACAAGATCAAAATAATCAAGAATCGCAATGGGCTCCATACCAGCAAAATGCTCAACAATCCACACAGCAGGCACAACAAGAAGTGCGGCCAACAAAAGAGGCCTTGGATTGGCAATCAGAAAATTCCTGGTATGGTGAAGAGCCAGAAGCAACGCAATATGCTTATTTCACTCACGTTAATCTCGTTAATGAAGGCTACGAGCCAGATTCAAGAGAGTATTATGGTGAGCTCAATTCAAGAATTTATAAAGTTTATCCGGATCTTAAATCCGATAATGCCGAAAAAAGTGAGGGCAGGCCCGCTGTGCAAAGAGTCGCCTCAACCTCCGTTGGAGGTCGGCAAAAAACACAAGGCAAGAAGAACGGCGTATCATTCACAAAAAGTGAAGTCGAGACTCTTCGTGGGATTAAACCACATGGCATGACAGATGATGCCTGGTTGAAATCCGTTGCTAAAGAAAAACAGAAAATAGCTAACCGGGAGGCAAAATGACTGAATCTGAAAATGATCCGATACATACCAGAAAATCTCGTGAATCCGAGACTCACGCTAATACATCTCGTAGAAAACCATGGAGGCCAGTAAGAAAACTTGAAGCTCCGGAACCACCAGAAGGATATGAATATCGTTGGATAAGAGAATCCATGCTGGGGCAGGAGGATAGAGCGAATGTGGCAAGAAGACTTCGTGAAGGTTGGGAGCTCGTAAGAGGTTCTGATTTACCCGATGAATATTCTTACCCTGTAGCTGAAACAGGTAGACATGCTGGTTTAGTTTATAGCGAAGGCTTACTATTGGCGAAAATACCGACACAGACTCGAGATGAACGTAATGAACATTATGAGGAACAAACCCGGCTTAGAACTGAGGCTTTAGATAACAATATGTTTAATGAGGCCAGAAAAGACGGAAGATATGTAAAGTACGATTCCAATAGAAAGTCTAATGTTACTTTTGGAAAAAAGTAGCATTGATAAATAGGAGTAAATCTTATGGCAAATAAAGATGCCGCTTTTGGTTTAAAGCCTGTTCGTCAAATGGGCGGAGCACCCTATTCTGGAGGTCAATCCAGATATAGAATTGCTAGTGGCGCCACAACTCCAATTTACCAAGGAGACTTGGTAACTCAGCTTACAGCTGGAGTTCTTGGCCGTCATGCCGCAACT